TTCAGAAGCAGTATCTTATCGTTGCTCGTGGCGCTGCCAAGTCAATGTATGTATCTTGCCTTCAGGCTTACTTCTTGAATATTGATACTTCCACTTCCGATCAGATCACCACTGCTCCCACCATGAAGCAGGCTGACGAAGTGATGTCCCCTCTCCGCACCGCAATCACTCGTGCTCGGGGTCCTCTGTTTAAGTTCCTAACTGAAGGATCTTTGCAGAACACCACCGGTTCAAAAGCGAATAGGGTTAAGCTAGCATCCACCAAGAAGGGTATTGAAAACTTCTTGACGGGCTCTAAGCTCGAAATCCGACCGATGAATGTGGACAAACTTCAGGGCCTTCGCCCTAAGATCTCCACTGTGGATGAGTGGCTTTCCGGTGACGTTCGAGAGGATGTTATTGGTGCCATTGAGCAGGGCGCAACTAAGCTTGATGATTGGCTCATTGTAGCAATTAGCTCTGAGGGTACGGTTCGAAACGGTAGTGGTGACACTATCAAAATGGAACTAGCTAAACTCCTAAAGGGTGAATACTACAACCCTCACGTTTCTATCTGGCACTACAAGCTGGATAAATTGGAGGAAGTCAACGATCCGGCTATGTGGATCAAAGCTCAGCCGAACATCGACAAGACTGTTACGTATGAAACGTATCATCTTGACGTTGAACGTATGGAACAAGCGCCTTCAACTCAGAACGATATTCTGGCTAAGCGGTTTGGCATTCCTATGGAAGGCTACACCTATTACTTCACCTACGAAGAGACTGAGCCACACCGTCCGCACAACTTCCGCAAGATGCCTTGTGCTATGGGTGCTGACCTTTCGCAGGGTGATGACTTCTGTGCATTCACCTTCCTCTTCCCACTTCGGGAGGAGATGATCAAACATCCTGATGGAACCCTTCAACGAAGTCGTCCATTTGGCATCAAGACTCGAAGCTATATCACTTCGCTCACCTTGATGAAGCTCCCTGGAGCTATGCGTATGAAGTATGACCAATTCATTAAAGAAGGCACACTGATTGTTCTTGAGGGAACAGTGCTGGACATGATGGAGGTTTATACTGATCTCGATAACCACATCTTGGGGATGGAGTATGATGTTCGGGCTTTTGGTTACGACCCTTATAACGCTAAAGAGTTTGTGGAACGATGGATCGGTGAGAATGGTCCGTTTGGTGTCGAGAAGGTAATTCAGGGTGCTCGGACTGAGTCCGTTCCTCTGGGTGAACTAAAGATTCTTAGCGAGCAGCGTATGCTCATGTTCGATGAGGCTCTCATGCAGTTTGCCATGGGTAACACCATCACACTTGAGGACACTAACGGCAACCGTAAGCTCTTCAAGAAACGCAATGAAGACAAGATTGATAATGTGTCCGCTATGATGGATGGTTATATCGCATACAAGGCAAACAAGGAGGCGTTCGAATGAACGACGAAGTAAATGACTTCCTAGCTCACTATGGGGTAGTCGGAATGAAGTGGGGCAAGCGTCGATCTAGCCCCAATTCAAGTGGCTCTGGCAGATCTGGCGGATCTTCCGGTGGTTCAGGTTCGGGTTCTTCCGGTGGTCGTCAAAATGGCACCACCGAGCAAAAACCAGGAATGTCTCGTAAAAAGAAGATTGCTATTGGCGTCGGTATCGGCCTAACTGTTGCTGTTGGCGCAGCTGTTGCTATTTCAGTCCTCAACAACAAGAGGGCGACTGACATGGCGGTTAGTCAGCTTGCAGCTAACGTATCAACTCTCCGTGGTAAGTCCAGGTTTGACATGATTGCTAACGCAGCAAAAATGAACAAAGCTGAAAACTCACCTGCGGTCAGGCAGATGGCAGAAAAGACAGCTCGGGCAGTTTCTGAGAAAGCTGGACAGAAAGTTCAGCAGGCAATTGAGTCTTCCCCAGCTAAGCGTGGTCTTCTTGATCGAGCCAAAGAAGTAGCCATTAATAAGGCTAAAGACATGGCTTATGAGCGTGCTAAAGAACAAGCTATCAACAAGGCTAAAGATTACGCCATCGAACGTGCCAAGACTATGCTTCGCCCAGCGTCAAGCATTCCTCAGAAGCGGGTTGTGTTTAACCCGAAGACGGGACTTTACGAAGAGGTTGATGAAACCCCCGAAAACGTTAACGCTCAGCGGACAGTTTAATGTCGGCGCACGTAGACGAGTTTCTCGTCCACTACGGCGTAATGGGGATGAAGTGGGGCCGTCGGAGAAGTAATACTCCTCGAGACAAATCCACAGAATCTAGAGCTCTTCGTAAACAAAGTGCTAGAAACTTGCAGAACTATATCTGGGAAAAAACCAAGGATGAAAACATCTTTGGTAATGTGATGACCAAGGAGCAGTACGCTAAGCTGTCCACTGGTCGAGAATACGTAGCTAGAAACACTAAGCTAAATCGTATTACCACTGATCCTAAATCTGTTTCTGCAGGGCAAGCTTACGTTTCCCGACTTCGTGAAGATGCTACTTTTTATAAAGCAGCACTTCCCGCTATCGGCCCTCAAAATAACGGTAGAGCTGGCGCCGGTCTTAAGCGGTACAAAGATGAATATCATGAACTCGAACTTAAGACGGTTAAGAAGCTTTCCTCACCATCCGAAAAAGAGCGCTTTGACGCTTTTGTTGAGATTCTAAATGAGCCGGCCATTAAGGTCGGTAAGAAAGATCCTATGACTGGAAGAGAGTATTTAAAGAAAAATGGCTATGCGCCACTTTTTGATAAGAAGCTCTCAACCCAAGAGTTCGGGTTCTACACGTATGATCGGTTTATTTCGGAACAGGGAAACCAAGATTCCCCAATAAACACCGCATATTTCAATAAGATTCGGGAGAAGGGCTTTAATGCTCTTCCTGATGATTATGATCGCGGGAGACTTACAAAAGCTCCGATGATTCTTCTAGATCCTGAGGGGACAGTTAAGGTCACATCAGTTAGGCGACTAACTACTGACGAAATCAACAAAGCACAAAGAGATCTGGAGGTACCTAAAGATGAGTGAAATTACTGACGACTTCCTTGCACACTACGGTGTGGTTGGGATGAAGTGGGGTAAGCGCAGTTCTAAGCGTAAAGAGCGAAATGCGAGTATCATTGAAGCTCGTAGGGCACAAAATGCTCGTTGGCGTAATGCTGAAAAAGCAGAAGACGCATTCTATGCCGCCACAACCGATAAGGGTCGAGCTAAAGCCCTTAAGGTTATGGAACGAGCAGAGAAAGAGCTCTGGAACAACCCGGATGCCAAGCTGGCTAATAAATTCACCACTGGTGAAAAGTGGCTTACTGGTACTTCTATTGGGTTGATGGCCATTTCTGTATCCAGTTTGGTTGCAGCCGAAGTTGTTTCTAAGCGACGATAGTAGGATTCGACATGTTAAATCAAGCAACAGAGGATTTCCTCGAGCACTTTGGTGTTGTGGGAATGAAATGGGGCCGTCGACGCAGCCGTCCAACCGAAAGCCGTCGAGATTACAAACAGCGAATCCGCACTGAGCGCGATGAGTTTGATCGAGCCCATCTTGGTAAAGTGATTACCACTTCCATGAAGAAGGGCGAGAAAGTTCTCGTCAAGACTCAGCTTCCAAATGATTATGCGGTTACGATCATGACTGGTAAGCAGTTTGTTGAAATGGCTGGCCGGGGTACAGCTTTGAGTGCTCGAACCACAGACATCTTCGCAACACTCGACCCAAAGGTGGGTAAATTCGTTCTTAACGAAAACCCCAACCAAGGCTACAAACCCACAGAAAGACGGTGATCAAAATGGAAGTAGAAGTTGACGACTTCCTTGCTCACTATGGGGTAGTTGGGATGAAGTGGGGAAAGCGAAGCTCTAAAAAGAGTTCTTCGGTTCCACGGTCTACTCAACGAGCAGCAGACAAAGATGCAAAAGAATTCGCTAGAGCCAAAATGTACTTTGGTGAAGGCGCTGGAATTCGTCGACGTCAAATCAAAGCTCAGGTTGATCAGCGAAGCAAAGATCCAGCATACAAAGACGCTTTTGAAAAGAGTCTTGCTAATCAGAACCTAGCTGAAGCAGCAGCAAAAGCACGAGGTCAGCGAAAGCGAACCGACGCACTTAATAGCACTAAGAAGACCGCTAAAGGTATTCACCATATCATTAATGGTAATTCTCAGTATGCTAATGCTGCCGCCGCAGTCATCGTTGGTGGAGCTATCTACGCTCATAAGAAAGGCATCGATAAGATGCTTCTCGATAAGGGTAAGATGCTAATCAACGATCCAGCTTTCCGTAGGCAAGCCGGAGACATCTTCGATCAGATTAAGAACTTCAACGGTTAACCCCTACCTACTCCGGAAGGGAGAAACCGATGTCTCTCGAGACAGAAGAATTTCTTGCTCATTACGGTATCGTAGGGATGAAGTGGGGGAAGCGCAAAGCACGAGACGATGAGGGATCTAAAAACCCTAAGTCGGCTAAGCAGCCTAGCGCTTCCCCTAAATCTGAACTTACTGGTCGAGAAGCAAGACGAAAAGCCAAGAGCGATAAGATCTTAGCTAAAGCTGATGATGTTCAGAAGCAGATTGATGATCTGAAGAAGAACGGTACCAACAGCGACTACATGCGTAAAAAGTATGGCGACGCTATGGGTATCGATTCTCGATCAGCGGACATGTCCGTTCAGCTTCGACATAAGCATTCTAAGAAAGAGCTATTAGCTGCTGAGATTAAAGGTCTCGAAGCATCAAAAGCTCACTTCAAAGCTGATGCTCAACTAGCAGCACAAGGTAAGCTGACTCAAAAAGAGAAGATGCTTATTGGAGCTGGTGTGGCTACGGTCATATTGGCGGCTGGTATTACCTACGCAGTCATCGCTGATAAGAATCAGAAGCAAAGAGTAGCGGATGCGCTTAGAGAAAAGGATCGTCTTGCTGACGCGTCTTTTGTTAAGCGCGAGATGTCTATTGCGAAAGCTAACCAAGCAAAGAGGGCTGCTGCTCTAGCTGAAGCTAAGCTTGAGAAAGAGCGATTCGAAAGCATTAAGCCTGGAGATAGAATCTCCATGAATGATTACTGGAAAAAAATGGAGACTACCGAAGTTTCCAGGCTTTCCGGAATATCTAAAGATGCTTTCGATAAAATGGATGAAACTCCGATCACTGTTCCTGCAGGTCATATTTTCAAGCGGGTTTCTACAAACCAAGAAGAAAAGCTTCGTGATCGTATCTACGTCACATTTAAAGACGAAGATCATACTCGGTACCAAGCTGCACTACCTAAGTTCTGGAATCTGTGGGGTATTGGCACTGAAGCTACTGGCGGATATGTTGTCTCCGTCAAGGCAAAAGAAGCTATAGTCTCACCCTCCCAAAAAGAGCGAGTTAAAACTTTTATTGATTTGATGGATGAGAATGTTTCTTATGAAAGTTCTTCCGGAGAAACCAAAATCGTTAAGGCTCGGGAATGGTTGGGTGGAAAATCTTATCAAACAAATGAGGAAGTTGCCCTTTCCGCATACCGAAGCTTCTCTATGGGTCTGGTCAATAAGACGCCCATTTCTGACGCATATTTCGATAAGCTGAAGTCTAAGGGCTTTAATGCGATCATTGATGATAATGATTCGGGCAAACTCTCGGATTCACCCATGTTGATATTCGACACGGGTCAATCCATGGAGCGAATTGGTGCAACTCGCCTTACGGCAGAGAACATCGCTGAAGCTCGAGATAAACTCGTTGAGCTCACAAAACGAACATAACATAAACCCCTTAGCGCTCCAGGAAAGGGGGTGTCTTATGACGGAACAAGTAGATGATTTTCTAGCTCATTACGGTGTCCTCGGTATGAAGTGGGGTAAGCGAAATGCTTCCCGTTCTTCGTCTTCCTCGTCTTCATCTAAAGCTGAGGCTAAAGAAAAAGAACTGAAGCTCAAAGCTAAAGCTGCAGAGAACATTAAGAAGGCTGAGAAATACCATAACCGAGCAGCTGAGCAAAAGAAGCTTATTGCTGAGATGGATAAGCTTGGGATCAAAAGTCCCGAAATGCGAAAGCTTTATGGTAAAGCGGTCGATCAGTCAGATAGACTCTTTAGGTTTACTCAGGGTAAGACTAAAGAGCAGGCTGTTGCTGAAGCTCGCGCTGATGCTCAAAAGAAATACGACATTGCTAAAAAGGATGCTGCGGCTAAAGAGCAAGGTAAACTGAGTCGTGGTCAGAAAATTGCTGTTGGTGTTGGTATTGCTGGAGCTGCGCTAGTCGTAGCTTATGGTGCGTATAAGTATCCGGATATTGTTACCCGCAATGCAAAAGCCGGAGAAAATATTAGCGTTCGTAACTTTATGAAACGCTACACCGATCGCTCTACTCAATTCTCAGCGGAAAAGCTCACCAAAGATTCGTTTAGTAAACTGGATGATAACGACATTGTCGTTAAGTCTGGAACTATATTTAAACGAGTAACTCAAAATGCCAATGAGGATCTTTCGGGTCGACTTTACGCGGCATACAAGCCGGGTGATGCTGATCGCTATCAGGGTATCTACGGTAATGTACTTAAGCAGAGAACGGCAGCAAAACAGCTCTTCGTGAATGAGATGGAGATGGGCGCATCAATTAAGTCTCCGTCCCATAAGAAGCGAGTTCAGATTCTGCTCGACATGGCGAAAGAAAACAAAACTTTCACCGATGAAGAGGGCGGAAAGGTGAGCGTTCGCGAGCACTTGGAGATGCTTAATTTTGCACGTCTTGACTTGCGGGCCATCCTCAGTGGAAAAGCTGACTTTGAAGCAGACAAGGGTAAGTCTGACGAAGATTTGGCTTTGGAGACGTACAATCTCTTCGCTCGAGCTATCGTTACCGATAGTCCTGTAGCTAAAGAGTATCTCTCTAGGGTTAAAGCTGCGGGTTACAACGCCTTGATTGACGATAATGACCGAGGTCAGTTGGCGGATGCTCCTATGATTCTTCTTGATGCGGCAAACACCGTTAAGAATCGAGTAGCTAAGCCTTTGACTGATCAGCTGGCTAAAGAAGCTAGGAAGCGGCTCACTGAGATTGGTCTATAAACCGAAGAGTAACGACGTTGGAAAGGAGGTGACATATGGGGAAAATGACAGACAGACTAATGCACGCTTGGAATGCATTTAACATCGAGGAAGAAGAACGAAAGTTCTCACCTAAGACTGGTAGCTTTGGCTCTATTGCTTATGCTACACGTCCTGATCGGTTTCGAAGTACGATAGCTAATGATAAGTCGATTGTTAATACAATCTATAATCGTCTCGCTATTGACGTGGCTTCCATTCCGATTCAACATGTTAAGGTCGATCAAAATGGTAGGTTTATTGAGAGTGTTAACAGCTATCTCAATCAATGCCTAACTCTTGAAGCAAACCTCGATCAATCTTCACGACACTTCATTCAGGATGCGGTCCTAACTCTATTCGAGAAGGGTACTATAGCTCTGGTTCCAATCAACACTACCGTGAATCCTGCGGTATCTTCTGGTTGGGATGTGAAGGACATGCGGGTTGGCGAGATTGTTCAGTGGCACCCTAAGCATGTGCGAGTCTCAGTCTACAATGAGGACACCGGGCTTAAAGAAGAACTTCTCATGTCCAAGAGATCCGTAGCTATTGTCGAGAATCCGCTTTACTCGGTGATGAATGAGCCTAGCTCTACTCTTCAGCGACTGATTCGGAAACTTGGCTTACTCGACTCTATTGATGAGCAAGTTGGGTCTGGAAAGCTTGATGTTATCATCCAGCTCCCCTATGTCATTAAGTCGGAAGCTCGAAGGGAACAAGCAGAGTCTCGTCGTGCCGATCTAGAGATGCAGCTTAGTGGTTCTAAGTATGGTGTTGCCTACACTGATGGTACTGAGCGAATCACGCAGTTGAACCGTCCCGCCGAGAACAACATGCTTAAGCAGGTCGAGTACCTGACTAACCTGTTGTATGGTCAGCTTGGCCTCACGGAGGATGTGTTCAACGGTACTGCCAGTGAACAGGTAATGCTCAACTATCATAACCGAACCATTGAGCCAATTCTTGCTGCCATTACTATGGCTATGAAGCGATCCTTCTTGACTAAGACCGCTCGCTCGCAGGGTCAGTCTATTGAAGCCTATCGCGATCCATTCAAGCTCGTTGCTATTAGCTCTATGGCTGATATTGCGGATAAGTTTGCTCGTAATGAAATCCTTACTGCCAACGAGATTCGGGCCGGTATGGGTCTACGACCTTCTAACAACCCCAAGGCTGACGAACTTCGAAATTCAAATATGCCTATTCAGGATACTGATGGAGTTCTTCCAGTAGGAACAACTGAAGATCCTGAGGATTTGGAAGAGGTTGAAGATGACGCTATGGCTGAGCAAGATCAGATAGTCGAAGACGTATTTGCTTCATTGGAACAGACGATCGACGATATAATTTCGGGCCCTGAAGACGAGGGTTAAATTATGGATGTTGATGAGTTCCTATCTCATTACGATTCGGTACCTCTCGACAACGTCCTCACCCACTATGCTTCGCCGTATTACGATCCTGTAAAAGCTCGTGAGTACTATCTTAGGACTCGTGAACTAAAGGGTCGTCGTTCGACAAAGGGTATGAGTGAGACACAGCAGCAGGCCTGGTCTTACGCTAAAAATCAAATCAGTGAAAATAAAAAAGCTGAGCTGCGAAATACAGCGGAAGAGCAAAAAGTACGTCTTGAGAATCTTCGAGTAAAAGCCGAAGAAACTCGAGATAGAATTCAAGAAAAACTAAACAGTCTTCTTGAAACTTTACGGGTCGGTCCGGTTGAGAGGGTTACTCCTCGGGAAGTACCTGTTCCCGATCTCATACCCGTTCCGTCTAACGCTAGCGCTAAAGTTCTTGCATATATACAGAGGCAAAATGGAAGACGCCTTAATAAGTATGCCGGAGAAGTAGCTAACGCTGAAGCGGAAGCTCGAGAAAAACAGCAAGTAATCAATGAAGAAGCACGCCAAAAGCGAATAGCTAATTCTAAGATAGCTGAGGAGGCGAAAGCCAAATCTCGAGAAGAACGAGTGCGAGTTGGTAATGAGTTAAAAGATGCAGTTAATGCAGCTCGAGCCGCATATGAAGAAGCTAAGAAAGCGGTAGTTGCTAAATATGAGGCCGCAACGGATTCTGAGTATAACAACATTAAGACTCAGCTTCCAGGAGCAGCACCTAAGGCAGCTAAAGCTCGTAAGCCTAAGACCACTAAAGATGGTAAGGCAGCTACATCGTCGAAGAAGTCCGGCTCGGCTAAAAAGACTAAGAAATCTGATGACTCGGCTAAGTCAGCTGTGCCGACTCTAGAAGAACAACGCGAACGACTGAAAATATGGAAGGAGAGCTCTCGAAAATGACACCGAAGCCTGACTTTAGTGGTTACGCCACGAAGAATGGACTTAAGTGCTCCGATGGTCGAACGATCATGCCGGGCGCATTTAAGCACAACGATACTATGCGAGTACCTCTCGTATGGCAGCACCTTCACAATGAGCCGGAGAATATTCTCGGACATGCGATTCTCGAAAATCGAGAAGATGGTGTTTACGCTCATGCCTACTTCAACTCTTCGGAGAAGGCGCAGACAGCAAAGATTGCAGTTAAGCACGGTGACATCACCATGCTCTCGATCTACGCTAACAATCTTACCCAGTCGGGTAAAAATGTCCTCCATGGTGATATCAAGGAGGTCAGCCTGGTCCTTTCGGGGGCTAATCCGGGCGCTAAGATCGACAACGTCAACCTGATGCATGGAGATGGAAGTCTCGATGAACTGGACGACGAGGTCATCATTCACACCGGGCTCGAACTTGAGCACTCGGATGACGAGCAGGAACAGGAACCGTCTAATGAGCAGGAACAGGAGCAGGAAAAGCCTGCTGTTGAACTCGCTGCCGAACCCGTAGTGGAACCTGTCGTGGAGCCAACTCCGGTTGATGCTTCCCCTGCTGAAAAGGAAGAGCTTACCAATCAGGAAGTTCTTGACACCCTCGATGAGGACCAGAAGGCGGTCGTTTACGATCTCCTTGGCGAGGCCCTCGAGCACGCTGAAACTAGCGCCCTTGATCAGGGTCTGGTTCAGTCCGTGTTTGAATCCCTTAATGAAGAGCAGGAAGCTGTCGTTCGTGAACTGATCGGCGGCGCTCTCGAACACGCAAACACCCAAGGAGAAGATATGACCACCGAACTCCAGCACGCTGGCGAAAAGACCGTCAAGGATGTCTTTGACTCCATGACCGAAGAACAGAAGAACGTCGTTTATTTCATGATCGGCGAAGCACTGGAAGAAGCCGGCAGCGGCGACTCCGACTCCGAGCTCAAGCAGAGCGACAACTCCGAAGCAATTATGCACGCCCTCCAGGAAGGCTTTGAATCCATGTCCCGTAACGCATTCCAGAACAACGGTGTCGGTGTCGCTGAAGAGCGCCCCACCCTGACCCACTCTCAGCTCGAGACCATCGTTGAAGACGCCAAGAAGGTTGGCTCCTTCAAGGAGGCTTTCCTGTCTCACGCTGGTACCTATGGTATCGACAACATCGACGTCCTGTTCCCGGATGCTCAGTCCCTGCGCAACGCTCCCGATGTACTCGGTCGTCGCCAGGAATGGGTCACCGACGTTCTGGGTGGTGCCAAGCACTCCCCGTTCTCCCGCATCAAGTCCACCGCTGTGGATCTGACTGCTGATGAGGCTCGCGCCAAGGGTTACGTTAAGGGTAACCTGAAGAAGGACGAGATCATCAAGCTCCTGAAGCGCGTTACCACGCCCACCACCATCTACAAGAAGCAGAAGCTGGACCGCGATGACATCGTGGACATCACTGACCTCGACGTAGTGGCCTGGCTGAAGGCTGAAATGCGTCTGATGCTCGATGAGGAACTGGCTCGCGCTATCCTCATCGGTGACGGTCGTGAAGTTGACGACGAGGACAAGATCGACGAAGAGAAGATCCGCCCGATCGCTCGCGACGTTGACATGTACGCTCACTCGATCACGGTTGCTTCGGAGCTCTCCGCTGACGCCATCATCGAGTCCGTTCTGCGTACCCGTACCTACTACAAGGGTACCGGCACTCCGACGTTCTACACCACCGATGCAATCCTCACCGACCTCATCCTGCTGAAGGACAAGGTTGGCCGTCGCCTGTACGAGACCGAGGCTTCTCTGGCTGCCGCTCTGCGCGTATCCAAGATCGTCACGGTTGAGGTCATGGAGTCCGCTCCGGACATCCTGGGTATCGTTGTCAACATGGCCGACTACACCATCGGTGCTGACAAGGGTGGTCAGATCTCGATGTTCGACGACTTCGACATCGACTACAACCAGCAGAAGTACCTGATCGAGACCCGCGTCTCGGGTGCTCTGACCAAGCCGAAGTCCGCCATCGTCATCAAGAAGACCCTGGGTGTTGTGGTTACCCCGCAGACCCCGTCCTTCAACGGCGCAACCAACACCATCACGGTTCCCTCCGTGGCTGGCGTGGTTTACTACAACGCTGAGACCGGTGCACAGATCTCCGGCTCCGTTGTGATCTCGGAGACCACCGAAGTTGAGGCTCGCCCCGACACCGGCTACTCCTTCCCGCACAACACCGACGCTGACTGGACTTACGTCTACAGCCAGGCCTAATCCGTAAGGGTTAATCAAAATGGCACGATTCTATGATGTAATTGGCATTGCCCAAGAAAACGTCGAGATTCGGCCAGGGGTTTACGGGGACGTCATCGTGGAACGAAAGTACTACGGTGACGTCCTCAGTAACACCCGACAGTTGGAGGGGGAGAAGGTCAATCAAGACATCTCCGTGGGTAACTCGATTAGCATTGTCGGGGATTCCTTTGTTAACACCTTTCATGCCCTTCGCTATATCCGGTGGATGGGGACTCTGTGGACCATCAGCAGTGTTGAGATGAAGAGTCCCCGTCTAGTCCTGAGGCTGGGGGGTGTTTATAATGGACCGACGGCTTCAGCTCCAGGCCCTACTAGCTAATATTCCTGGGGTAACTAAGGCCTACTTCCAACCGCCGCCCAGTCTCTCGATGACATATCCGTGCATTGTTTATGAGCGTGATGATGCTTCAACTCAGTACGCGAATAATCTTCCGTATCGAAATATGCAGCGCTATCAAGTAACGATTCTCGATTACGATCCTGATAGCCAGATTCTTAACGGGGTAGCTGCGCTTCCAACCGCTAGATTCTCTCGGCATTTCACAGCGGATAAACTCAATCACGATGTCTACACTCTTTATTTCTGAAAGGAATTACCATGGCTGAAATCGTCTGGGACAAGACCGGTGAACGTATTTACGAAACCGGTGTTGATCATGGCGTTCTCTACATCCCCGATGCAGCCGGCGTATACAACACGGGCTTTGCTTGGAACGGTCTTGTTTCCGTTACTGAAAGCCCCTCTGGTGCTGAGGCTTCGCCGCAGTACGCCGACAACATCAAGTACCTGAACCTGGTTTCCGCTGAAGAATTCGGCGCAACCATTGAGGCGTTCACCTACCCTGACGAATTTGCTCAGTGCGATGGTACCGCCTCTCCGGCTGAAGGTCTGTTCATTGGTCAGCAGCGTCGTAAGACGTTTGGTCTGTCCTACCGCACCCGCATTGGTAACGACATCGATGCACAGGATTACGGTTACAAGATCCACCTTATCTACGGCGCTCTTGCAGCTCCGACGGAGAAGGCGTACACCACGATTAACGACTCGCCTGAGGCGATTACGTTCTCGTGGGAGGTGACCACGACTCCTGTGGATGTGCCGGGTTTTAAGCCTGCCGCACAGCTCACGCTGGATTCGACCAAGGTTAGTGCGGCTAAGATGTCACAGATCGAAACCCTGCTCTACGGTGCATCCGCTACCGAACCCAAGCTTCCGCTGCCCGGCGAAATCATCACGATTCTCTCCGCAGCGTAAAGCTTTCTTTGAAAGGAGACTGAGACTTCACATGAGTTTCAGTCTCCTTTCAAAATGGTACTATTTTTTTCGACTAAGAAAGGGGCGCCCCATGGCGTACATGAAGGACTCTACTGGGCGTCGCCTTGATAGTTTTGAAGTTGCTCGTGCAGACATACTTAAACTCACTCGCGGTCGGCAGCTGTCTCCGGTAACTAATAGAGCAGCCCCATCCTTTGCGACAAATCTTTCAGATGGTGTAGTACGAGGTGGTACCGCACGTATTCGACATACAGTAACCCAAACCTCACATGGTATTGTTTTAGCCTTTTCAAATACCTATAACTCGGCCGGTTACGAATCAAATGGTCCTCAGGATATTACGGTTTCCGCAGGCATCGAACATGCTTCTGGTCAAGTCACTCCGGCATATTTCAATGGTCAGCGGCAAGTTACAATTAAACCGGGAGGCACTGCATTTACTGATCCTCTTGGTGTGACTTTGGTTAAGGGCGCAACTATATTTAGTCGCACGTTCATCAGTGTAGTCACAGCCGCAACTAAGTTCCCGCAGGGTGGCTTTATTGTCCTAGCTGCTAATAGCGAAGGTCATAATTATGCCTCAGGCTTGGGTGCTGAGTTAACTAACACTGGCGATGCCGTTCCTTCTGGCGGCGCCGACGCGCGAGTATTTGGACCTTCTGCAATTCTCGGTCTCCCCACACATCCAACTACGGTTTTGGGTGTGGTTGGCGATTCTATTGCTGCTGGTGCTGGGGATGTAGGTGTTAGTGGTGGGCCCGATGACGGTTGGATTGTACGAGCACTTGCTGGTAACTACGCATATCAACGAGTAGCGCTTACCGGTCAAGCGGTAGATGCTTGGTTTGCTAGTGAAGGTTCTTTGAAGTGGCGACAGCAAGCCATTCTTGATCGGGTTGGCCCAACGCATCTTATTTGTGAATTGGGTATTAATAGCATTAGTCAAGGTTTTACCACTCTTAGTGCTCGGTTGCTAGGTAACGGATACAAAGGTGCCTGGTCTATTCTTTCGGCTTATGGCGTTCCTCTATATGCCACCACCCTCACACCTAAAACCACATCGACGGACAACTGGGTTACCACAACTAACCAAACGGTTACCGCCGATGAGGCTGCACGAGTTGCATATAATAACTGGCTTAGAGATGGTGCGCCCATTACCACCACCCCAATTAGTGGTGGCGTTCCTGCGGCTGTGGGATCTACAAATACTATTCGTGCCGGTCAAGTAGGCCACCCTCTTTCTGGCTGGCTTGAAGTTGCGGATCTTGCAGAAACAGCACGAAATTCCGGTATTTGGAAAGCAAATTCAACCGCCGATGGCCTACATCCAAATAACGCAATGCACGCGACCTTGAGTGCTTCCCTATCTCCGGAAGCACTGGGTCTAATCCAAGCAAAGTAGACACGAAAGGGGACGTCTAATGGCGTACATGAAAGACTCCGCCGGAAGGCGTCTCGATTCATTTAAAGTTGCTGGAGCCGAGGACACATCAAAGGTCCTCGGCGACAACAGCCTTTGTTTTTATGGTGACTCAATCACTGACATGTGGAACCTGGTGTCCACTGGAACTCCTGCTGTAACTTACAGTCAGGGAATTTCCTATGGTCGATGGCTTCAGACCTATTCTCGTCATCGTTTCAAAGTCACTGCTGAATACGGCGTGTCTGGCGAAAACGTAACTCAGGCATTTGCTCGTATAGCCACAGTTGTTGCTGATCCTGCTCGAAATGTATTTCTTTACATTGGTATTAACGCTGTTTCTGGAGCTAATCCGGAAAGCATCGATGCGATGATCACCAGCTGTAAGGGTATCTGGGACGCGCTACAAGCAGCAGGTAAGCGGGTTATTCAACCTACGGTTATGGCTGCCCGTCAGATCATCACTTCCGATCAGCGTCGGGTATTTGATCAGTTTAATTCATGGTTGATGGTGGACGGACCCAAGCGAGGAATCATTGTTATTCCTTGGCATCACCTTTGGATGGACCCAGCTGATGGTCGTCCTCATGGTCCGTCACAAACAGCACCCTGGGTGACTATTGACGGCACACACCCATCCACATATGGTGCTCAACTTATGGGTAAGTTTGCGGCAGACTTCTTAGCTCCGTTCTTTCCTGAAAATGGAAATCAGCTTCCAGTAAGTAATGCCGACACAATCAACTCAATATCCAATGCGATGATGTTGACTACCGGCGGCAATGGGACACTTAACGGTGCTTCTTCGGCTTTGGTTCCATATCAGTGGAAAGTGACCACTACTGGTGATCAGGCAGTAACACCATCTATTGTAGCTTCGACCGATGGTCCTTACGGAAACTGGCAGCAGCTTAAGATTACTGCGGGAACTGTGAATAGTGGCTCGGTTCAGTTTAGCTTTGACGCTTCAGTTACTCCGGCAGCCCCCTGGGCTCCGAGTACAGCATATGCGGTAAACGCAAAAGTTATTGTTGATGGTAAGACGTACAACGCAACTACTGGTGGTACGTCTGCCGCATCAGGAACTGGGCCTTCTGGTACCGGAACCGGCATTGCTGACGGCACTGTCGTTTGGTCATATTTCCCTAACGTGCTGGCTATAGGTGATAAGGTAGTTGCTCGAATTGAAGTAGATTCCGACGCAGACTTCGTTAACACGTCTAAGTTTGAACTGGATCTTGCGGCTCTAACTGGCGGATATTCCACTTTGGGTACCACTCGAGCTCTTCAAAACACTAGCGCCACTCAAGATATTCACCGGCTTAGGATCGTTAATGGTGTGTTGGAGACTCCGCCGCTAACGGTTCCAGCTACCACTGCGGTTCTGCAGTTCAAGTTGCTGTTTGCCGGTTTGAATGGACTTAACGGAACAACATCCACTGTTCGGCTTCGACGAGCAGCTATCCACCGAGTACCCACTCCCTAATCCCTAGAAAGGGGATATTATCATGGCTTTTAAACCCGTAGGCGTTGATGAAAACGGTGAGTTTCCTGCTCGCGTTAAGACTGCTCTCTCGGAAACTTATGTTCGTTTCGAAGACGAGAATGGTAATCCACTTCCCACTCGAAACGTAGTGATTAAGGTTGACTCTACTACCGGAGACATTCTCGATATCGTTTCGGAGGCTTAATTATGGCGTACATGAGGGATGCCTCAGGTAAGCGTCTTGATTCATTTAATGTCGTTGGAATTCCTGCTACGCGCACTGCGGTAGCTCCTCTAACCGCCCCAAATGCGTCGACCACTCTTGGTGCGGATATCGATTATAATATTCGAACCATTATGGTTTTTCCATTTACCACTAAGCGTTGGCGTCTCAAGTTCCGGAATCGGAATCTGAGTAGCGCAGGTGCTCTTGCTGGTACGGCAACGATTACCGGAATTGCGCACGGCGTTCCCACTCGTCCGACCACGACCAGTAGTGGTCAGCGTTGGATTGGTAACTGCTCAACTATTTCTCAGGTTAGCTCCTCGCCTATTGCTATCGCTAATGACGGTACTTTTGCATATTCTCCTTGGTTTGCTGCTGAAGCTGACCAATTCCAGAATGGTGCAGAGAAGGTTATTTCCTTGGGTATTACTGCCCCTAGTGGTGCCACCCTGGCTAATGGTAACAGTTACCAGTGGGCTCGTATGGCGGGCGCTAATACTGTTGCTGCGTCTACTGTTGCTTCTCCGTCTATTGGTGGCAACGTATCGTATCTCGATATTTCAATTGAGTACGAAATGGATGCGGCAGTTAAGATCATCGTTCTTGCTGGCGACTCAAATTCTATCAGTTATGTTGAAGCTGAACCATCTCCGCTAGCCACTTATGCTAACGGTGGTTCACTACCATCAGAAGCTTGGCCTAACGTAGCATCTATGATGGGTGGCTTCGCGGTAATCAACCTTGCGGTTGGTGGTGGCACACAAGAGGGGTTTGCTCCTAGTAGTCCATCCCACATTCCTGCGCTTTGGGATCGAGTTCCTGCTGGAGTTAAAGCTGATGCGGCTATTGTTGCGCTAGGGACAAACAACCTTGGTGTGGGTCTTAGTAGCTACGCTACGTATCTGGCAGATATCAACTCTAAGATGCGTACGACGTATGAAGCATCTTCAATTTGGTGGGCTACGATTCCACCTAGGGCTTATCCTAACGGCACCTATACTGGTACAGGTACCGCCATTTGCGCTAATCTATCCGCCGATGTTGCCGCAGGAGCTACAACCATAACGGTAGATCGTCAGATCGGAACTGGTCTTACTTCTGTCGGTACTGGTATGAAGGGTGAGGATGTCACTATCTCGTCCATTACTGGTTCGGGCCCATGGACTGCTACCTTGTCTGCACCAATTGTTAATGCGCATTACATTAACGAGCGAGTCGGTCAAGGTGATGAGCGTCTTCGGCTCTACAAGAATGCACACCTTCGTTTGAATCCTGATGGTATCCGAGGAATCTACGACTTCGAGAAAGCCCTTGAGGCTTCTCCGGGTGCATATCGACAGGATGACCGTTATGTCACTTCCGGTTGGCTTCACAACACTCGAGCTGCTAGCTCTGTGAAAGCAAACATGGTTGTTGGCGCTGGCGTTCAGCCGCTATTCGCATAATAAAAGAAAGGAGATCAGGGAATGCTTAAACTCGTCATTCCAGCACTTGAACTATTCGATGAAAAGAACAACCTCTTCATCAACCAAGACGAAGTGACTTTGGAGCTTGAGCATTCCCTGGTCGCCCTTGCTGAGTGGGAATCAAAATGGGAGAAACCTTTCCTCGGCTCTGATGAAAAGTCTGCTGAGGAAACTCTGGATTACCTAAGGTGCATGACACTTACCCCCGATGTTCCTCCGGAGGTTTACCGCAGAATCAACGACAGCCACATGTCTCAAG